ATGTTGCGGAACTCGGAGAACGCGGTATCGAGAGAGAAAGAAAAGTAGTCGAACCGGGTTCTCCCTCAGATTTCTTCAGAAGAGTGAGTGCGATAGATGAAGAATTCCAGACCAAAATAAACTTCATTGTGGACGACCTACAAGGTGGCGGACTAAGCCCTAATTCCGATGCTTTCTTCCAAGCCTATAACTCGGTTGCCCAAAAGGAATGGAAAAAGGCCAGAGAGGAAGCATCTCTTTTGTGGGATAAGGCAAGTGAATTTGGAGTTGACAGAGGCGAACTCACGAATAGGGACGAAGTAATAAACGCAATACTTAACACTGACAATTCTGATGCATACGAGATTGTATTTGGCATAAGTCCAGAAGAAGATTCTCGGTTTGTTCCTATACACGAGAAATACCCAGGCGACGGAAGAGACGAAAAAACATGGAGGGCATCAGAGTTTAACCGGCGGCTAAAACAGGCCAATCTCAAGTTTGGCGAAGAAACAGTTAGAAGAAAGCAATTAGCAAAGATTCAGGAGCGAGAAGATCAGGGTATATTTAGCTCACTCGAAGCTCAACGCCAGAGAGACCGCTTGATAATTAACGAGCATTACAGGCCGATTGCTCTCAATGAGGGTCTCAGGCAACTTGTGAGGGAATCAGAAGAAGTCAAAGCACTCTGGAGGCAATATGTTGATGGTGACCTCTCTCAGAGAGAGATCATGGACAACAAGCCTGAATTTAGTCAGAAATACAGGGTTCCGATTGGACAACTTAGAAGAACTTTCAAGCAGATTTATGATAGCCAGCAGGTAGATGCAGCGAGAAAACGAGCCAGGCAAAAGACAGTTAAGGATCATGCCGGTAGGGCTATAAAACTAGATCGCCTTTTGGTTAAATGGGAAGGTAAAGCTGAGGTAGGATTCCAGGGACTTATGCGTCAATCAGACACAGATAGGTTGAGAACAATGGGGATACCTTACTAGTAGATATAAACCTATATATAGTCATTAGTCTTGACACTACCCAATATAGTGTATAAAAATGATCTTATGAGAAGAGAAAGGAAATAGGTATGACAACGGAACAAATTGGGAACGTAGAGCCACCTGGAGACGATCTCCCCCCGGTAGATCCGCCTGAAGTTAATCCTATATTGACTGAGATAACTCAGCTCAATGAGCAAGAGGGACCGGAAGGAACTCAGGCTCCTGAAGCTCCTGAAGTTCCTGAAGCTCCTCAGCAAGAGGCTCCTACCGAACCTATTGCTGAGACACCTGTTCAGCCACAGGCTCAGCCTCAGTACACTCCTGAGCAAGTACAACAGATGCAGCAACAAGCTGCACAGTACCAGGAGATGGAGGCCAAGGCTGCTCTTCAAAATCAAACACAGTCTTACAAGACCCAGCTCGAGAACCAAGGGTTCTTGCCAGAACATGCCGAACAGGCTGCAAATTACTATATGCAAAGCCAGCAACAGCAGCTTAACCTGGTGCAGAAGGCCGATGAATATGCTCAACATGTTCAAGGCCAGATGCTAGTTGCGGAACTTTTCGTAAAGAAATACAACCTTGGGATCGATGATCTCACTACGTTGAGAACCTATAACGATCCTCAATCGATGGAAGAGGCAGCTAAAAAGTTGTCAGGTGATAGAGAAAGAGATACCGAGCTTACCAAGTTGCGACAGGCACAGGTGCCAGCGCAACAGTTCGATAATTCCCAGGGAGAGCCAAGCGTAGCGCAGAATGACGCTAGCTGGCTTGACCGTTATAACTCAGGTGATAGGTCGCCAAATTCTGTGGCGGCTGCAAGACGAGCAACTGGTCTGGAATAAGACCAAAGGAGGCATCAAAAAATGCCACAGACAGCGACGACTGGTAATCTAGAGAGCGCACAAAAAATCATAATTGCGTCCTCTAGGTACACCGAAGAACACAACGCCCCGGCACTGGCTCTCATCGAGTCCTTTAGTTTGCCCAAGGGTGCGAAACAAGTGACCGTTCCAAAGGTAGGGCAGATGAGTATGTCCGATCTCACCGATGGTCAGGACATAGTGGACGAGGAAGACATCGGTATGACTACCGTTGATCTCACTGCGTCCGAGGTTGGTGCCAAGATCATCCTTACCGATAAGCTAATCAGACAGTCTGCCGAGAATGTTATGAGCATTGTTGGTAGGCAGCTTGGTGATGGCATGGCAAGGAAAAAGGACAACGACGTTACTGCCTTGTACTCAGGGTTCTCGACTGATCTGGGTTCGGCTGGCAGGACGATGGGTCTTGCTAACCTATCTGCGGTAGTTGCGTATGCAAAGGGTAACAAGTTCGGTAGCCAGGTATACATCAACCACCATCCGTTTACGGTATGGGACGTTGCCAATACTGCGGTAACCGCATCTGTTACGTATCCTGTTCCCAAGGGTTGGAGCGAGGACTTGCTCGGTAACTTCTTCAGTGGTCTCAGGCCGCTGAACGGCGTACCGATATTTGAAGACGGCAACATCTCTATTGATAGCAGCGACGATGCCATTGGTGTTGTTGCTGACAAGTCTGCACTTGCAGTACTCAAGTCAGTAGAGACCAGGACTGAGCGTCAGCGTGACGCATCCTTACGGGCGACTGAGCTTGTCATGACCTCAGATTATGGGGTATTCGAGCTTGACGATTCCAAGGGTGCGGCTCTGACACTTGATGCCGGTACACCTGCAACCTCGTAGTAGAAAGGTTTAGCCGATGGTTATGACAACTAAAGAGCGGACTGAACTCCGCAGCGAGTTAGTAAGCCAGGGATATGCTTGGGAGTATGTCGATGAGTGGCAGCCCAAGACTACCTTGTATCTGCACATGGCAAAGAAGAACCAGGTCGGTGAAGAGGTCATCCCTGTAGGTACCAAGATATCCGGTGTTCCGGGTAACCCTGACTATGTAGCTCGTAAGGCCAGAATTGGCATGTTGCCGTATCCACCGAGTGATACCTGCGAGTGTAGATGGTGCTCGGTTAGTAATGAGAGAGTTGACAAGGTTACTGGCTCTGAAGAAACTTCTGATGAAGAGATCTCAGAGTCGGTAACCTGCCCGGATTGCGGAGAGGTATTGAGTGCCTTGACCAAGCCCGGTGCATTATCAAAGATGCGCGTCCATCTAAAGACGCATTCAGCGTAGCTGTAAAGATTGGCCGAGGCTACGCAGAATAAATTAATATCGGCTGGTCGCAGGGTGTATAAGAAACCTGTAATTTAGGAGGCTAGAAATGGCATTTCCGACGACGATAAGTGGTAGTTATGGATGGGAAAAGGTGCAGACCTCTGACCAGCGTCACAAGCTGGGAACAGAGATGCAGTTCGTAGACGGTAGAAAGTATCGGTATGTTGAGGTTGGTGGTAGCGCGATAACCGAGGGTTTGCTCGTAGCGAGTGAGGCCCCGGCTGGTAACCACGATGAAGACCTTGCAGTTGCAACTACTGCTGCTGGTTCGACTACTGTTGCAGTGACACTCGGTGCTACTGCGGCGGCAAAGGATCTGTATGCAGAGGGGTACCTGTTCATCAACGTCCCAATTCTGGGAACGTCTGCTAACCCGCACGAGATGTACAAGATAAAGTCTCATGCACAGACAGACGCTAATGGTGCTTTGACCGCGAATCTCGATGAGCCAGACGGTCTGGTTACGGCAGTCACCAACGGTACAGAGACGGTGGGTCTAATCAAGAGTCCTTACAAGGACATCGTTGTAGCCCCTGCTGCTGTTGCCGGTAGGTTTGTTGGGCTAACAACCATGAGCATGACGGCAAACTACTTTGGCTGGGTGCAGGTAGCTGGTATGGCTACGGCAGCTATAGACGGTACACCGGCAGTCGGTACGCTGGTAGGCGCAAGTTCAAACCACGCAGGACAACTCCTCGCAGTTGGTGCAGACACGACTCCCGCGATTGCTAGGATGCACGGTAAAGCCGGTGTGGACAACGAGTATCACACCGTTATGTTAATGAACCTGTACTAGGATGATCTCGGAACTCTGGACTCCACCGGGGGTGACACATACTGGTGTTGCCCCCGTGGGGCGAAACGCTGAGACTGCCGAGCCGATATATGAGTATCAGTTCAGGGTTCACGATGAGGTGACTGATCGGTCACACGATTTCAAGGTACTGGTAGACAATCAGGTGAGTAAGGCTCATGTTGAAGAAATGGTGGGGAACGCTTTTGAGAGTTGGCTCATCGACGTTAGGCTCAGGCACTCGAAGCCAGCCCCAACGAAAACGCAAAAGAAAGAGATAGGCAAGATTCTGAATGATATTCGTATCAATCGAGACAAGCGTAAGCTGTCCTCGAATAACAGAATCTACTATAACGGCCTACAGTAGAGGTTAATGGCAGAGGATTTACAGGTAACTGAAGATGATCTGGCTACGTTGCTGAGAAGCAAGGTGAACCAGATAACCAACTTGGAGTTGCAGATGGCAACATTAACCAGAACGCTATCGGAGCGTAACGCCGAGATAGCGGAGTTAAAAGGAGAAGCTGATGCCGAAAGTGGGTAA